CAGATGTTCCAGTATGCAGGACTACGAGGCATTGCTGCTAATCGTGGTTTTGATTTTATGATACCACCTAGTGATTTCAAAGATGAATGGAACGACCATCAGTTGTTTGAAGCATTCAAACTAAAGAACCTTACTAACATTGGTGTGTGTCCTGGACCTTATGTACAGGAGGAACACTTTCATTTTGATAACAATTTGTTTATCAATATGCCTGATGGACATAACATTTATGCATATCTACAGAGTACAAAATACTTTCAAGATATTGAGGATTCTATACGAGAGGATTTTGAGTTCAAAAATTCTATCTATATACCTTGTAAGGAAATGATGGGTAGTCTTGATGATCCTATTGCTCTTCACGTTCGTAGAGGAGATTACATAACTAATTCAGATAATCATCCACCATGCCCGAAAGAGTATTATGACAATGCTCTCTCTAAGTTTGATAACAAACGCACTGTTGTTATTTTTTCTGATGATCCTGAATGGTGTAGTTCTGAGTTTTCTGATGACAGGTTCCTTGTCTCAGAAGGTGGAGACAATCTTGCAGACCTTTGTATGATGTCTATGTGTTCTGACTTTATCATTGCCAACTCTTCTTTCTCTTGGTGGGGTTCATGGCTATCACAAAATCCAAACAAGAGAATTATTGCACCAAAGAAATGGTTCGGTACTGGGTACACTAAGAACCATAATACATCTGACTTATACTGTAGCAATTGGGAGGTAATCTAATGGTAAAGATGTTAACTGAAGAAGAGTTTAACGAAATTCAGAATAAAAAAGTAGATTTTTCTAGTCCTGAACTTCTAAATGAACGTTGGGATTTGTCTGAATGTACTTTTATAATGCCTTTGAGGATTGAAAGTTCAGATAGGATGCGTAATATTATTACGACTTTGATTTATCTTCTTAGAAATTTTGAGACTAAAGTTATAGTAAAAGAAGTAGATGTAGAATCTATCTTTGAGCAATCTGTGCAACCAGCACTGGAGGAAGCACTCGAAGATTTTCAGTTGGAAGGTCTAACACACATTTTTGAGCAGTCAGACGATTACACCTTCCACAGAACAAAAATTATAAATGACATGCTCTGGATGGTGGACACACCTGTAGTAGCAAATTATGACTGTGATATATTATTACCTAAGACTTCATATCCTTATGCAGTCAACATGATTCTCAATGGTCATGAGTTAGAGGATGGTACAAAATATTATCCTAAGTGTGTTTATCCTTATGGTGAGGGTACTTATCAAGCACAGTTATATACTAATGATGAAGAAGTAACTAAATTTATTAATCAGAAGTTTGATTTTGAGGTCTTTCAAAAATGGAGAGCATATGATGCTAAGTTTGGATTCGTTCAGTTTTTTGATACCGAAGAGTATAAAAGATTGGGTGGAGAGAATGAAGGGTTTATAGCATATGGATATGAGGATGATGAAAGATTCTATAGATTCAACATGTTATCAAAAGTTGCTAGAATGAATGAAAGAATTTTTCATCTGGAACACAAGAGAACTTCTAACTCATGGTTCAACAATCCTAAGATTGAAGCAAACAGATCTTTGTGGGAAAAACTAAAGGGCTGTGGTAAAGATGAATTAGATTTCTACTATAAGAATGCACCTTATGTGAAGACTCGTAATGGACAAGAACAAAGCAGTACATAAGTTAGCAGGTCTTCCTAAAGTTCTTTGGATAAATCTTGACAGGTTTCCAGAACGTAAGAAGTATATGGAAGAGCAGTTTGATTATTGGGAGGTGAAAGATCATCATCGTATCACTGCTGTTGATGGTGCAGAATATGAGTCTTACCTAAAGGGTACAGTACCACCTAGTATGAATGATGGTGAGTTGGCATGTGTCATGTCACATCTTAGTGCTATAAAATATTTTGTTGAGGAAACAGACCTCAATGAGATTATGATAATGGAAGATGATGTAGATTTATCAGTGGCAAGACACTGGGGATTTACTTATAAGGAAATGCGATCAAAGGTTCCTATCAACTTTGATGCATTACAGTTGACAATTATAAATCCTAATGGTATAACTTTAAAACTACATCATAGATTCATCAATGACTTTTCTGCTGCTTGCTATGTCATTACTCGTCATCATGCAACTAAGCTCCTCAAGTTACATCAAAGAGGATCGCAGTGGAAAATCGACCAAAATATCAGACCAAGAGCAGTCTCCGAAGACTTGATACTTGATAGTGGTAAAGGATATTCTACTCCATTGTTCAACTATAGGTTGGATATGGGATCTGCTATACATGAAGAGCATATTGATATCTTTCATAAGGGTAGTCAGAATGCTTTAGCAGATTTTTGGAGAGAGAATGGATCTAATATTACTATTGATGAGATCATGCAACTTGACGAGTATTGTGGTAGAATACCACCAGCAGTGTACCTAAACCAAGCTAAACAGGATTTACAAAATGGATCAGAATAGTAATGTTGTCATCACAGATGACGAACCTAAAGAAAATAAGCAACCAACTTATACAGAGATGGAAGATTATGGTCACATAGGTGTGTTCAAAAACTATGTAAAGTATGAATTTTGTGATACTGTTATCGCTGCATTTGATGATTGGTATGATAAGAAATATTTTAAAGGAGAATCTTCAGAAATAACTAGAAAGATTCAGGCTCCTGATGGTAAATCTATAGAACATGCACTTGAAAGTTTTGGTGAAGGTGAGACACAGTTTCCAAAGCAGGGTGGAATGGGTAGACAAGATAGGCAATTTTATCTTGAAGTTGCTGACCCTGCACTTGCAATGGGTGTGAACCAAGCAGTAGGAAGTGCGTTTGAAGTTTATACTAAGAAGTATACTGGTCTTTTAGATTCTGCTGATCCATTATCTTCATGGACATGTAAGGTTCAGAAAACAGATCCTGGTGGTGGATATCATATATGGCATTGTGAGAATGGATCTTTCTTGTATAGAGATAGAGTTCTTACATGGATGATATATCTAAATGATATTCCATATGAGAATGGTGGAGGAACTGACTTCTTTCATCAGAAGATGTCTTTCCAACCAACTAAAGGTACATTAGTTCTTTGGCCAGCAGCATATACACATATGCATAGAGGAGCATTCTTGACAGGTGATAAGTCTAAGTACATTGCTACTGGTTGGTTCTTACGTGAACCAGGTAATGTAACTAATCGATTGATAGGAGAGGCAATCGGACAAGTTCAACCAGAAGATAGAATGAATCCAGCTTACACTTGATAATATTCACTACTAATATAAACGCTTACGATAACATCCCCGATCATTATTATGATGGGGATGTAAAGTATGTGATGTTTTATGATAAACCTATAGAAAAGAAAGGACCATGGGATTTTAGAAAATTAGACTGTAAGTATAAGAGTCCTGTGTTGAATGCATATCATACTAGATGTTTGTCACATCTATGGTTTGATGAACCACATGTATGGATAGATGGTTGTTATACTATGACAGAAGAGTTTGTAAAGAACTCAAAAGAATTTTTAGAAACGAATGAGATAACCTTGATGCATCATCCTGATAAGAGAACTCTCTTACAGGAAGTATTAAAATTATATCGTTGTGGATTTGTACCAGAGGAAAGATTATATAAGTTCTGTGAGGATCTTGCTGCTACAGGATTCAAACCATCATTCTTTGACCATACAATAAACTGTTGTCTATGGAGAAACTGTTCCGATAAGGTTACTAAATGGAATGAAGAATATTGGAAGTGGTATGTTGATTATGAATTGTATCATGGTTGTCAGATAACAAGTGCTATCGCTGAGTATTTGGTTTATAATGAACGTCTTCCAAGAGTTCCATTGCAAGTAGAACTATGGAAGTCAACTAGAGTAAAACCTTATGAGGAATCATATGAGTTTACTACTAATGAAAATGAAGAAGACTTTATACGTCAAGCACGTAAGATTCTAAAATCAGTAGTATGATTATCTACACCTGTATAACGAATGGGTATGCTGAACTACCTACTAAGATGCCATCAGGACCATTGTATGTTTGCTTTGGTGTACAAAATCCACCAGATCCATGGGTCGGAGGATTACTTCCTGACTTAGATGATCCAATAAGAACTTCTAGATATGCTAAGATACTATGTCCATTTCAACAGGACAGTGTGTATGTGGATGCAACTAAATTACACTTACTCAATGATAGTTTTGTTGGATTGAGTGAATCTATATTGAATGAGAATAAATTTTTTGTGATGCAACATCCTCATAAGCATACTTATCTTGAGGAGTGTGCTGAATATGTGTCAAGGGGATGGGTTGATGAAGAGACTCTTATTAATTTTACTGAACAGGTAAAGGATGCTGGATTTGATTTTTCTAAATTCTTTTCTCCTTTATGTACTATACTATGGAGAAAAGAATCAACTCCAATGGATAAATTGTGGTGGGATTGGTATAATAAAGGTGGTATAAGAGATCAACTATCATTTTCTGTGGCATTGCAACTTAGTAAGATGAAATTTGAATATGAACCAGCAAGAGATTTGCTGAATAATTTTACTAACGCTGAACCAGATGGTATCTGGTGGAAGAATCGTGCAGGTGACTATAAGTATTGTGAACCAAAAGATCCAGATGAATTTGTAACTAGACTATCAAAGATAACTGGATTGAATAAGACTATGAGATATAGAGCAGCAAAGATAAAAGAAACAGAGCAGTTGATACTAGGTGATAGGTCAAAGTATTTTACTAAGAATGATCCAGTCTTGGAGGTTCTAAATGGATTCTAAGTACATCATATACACATGCATTACTAATGGTTATGATGAGATACCTGATGAACATTATTATGATCCTGATATAAAATATATTTGTTTTACTGATGGTAGTATAGAACATAAAGAACCTTGGGAGTTCAGAGATATACCAATAGAGCACGAGTGTCCACGAAGACTTTCTGCATACCCAAAGATCAATCCACACAAATTATTTCCAATAGGATCTAAGGTTGCATGGATAGATGGTTGTTATATTATGACTAAGCAATATGCAGAGTCAACAAAAACTCTATTGGATTCGTATCCTTTTACTATAATAAGACATACAAAAAGGTTTACTTTCTATGATGAAATATTAGAAGGGTATCTTGGTAACATGAATACATGGGATGATCAAGTTACAATGACTAAACTAATGAGCGAACTTGGTTATAAATTTAGACTCTATGATAGTCCTGTGCTTGGTAGTATTTGGAGAGTAATAACTGAGGATCTGTTTGAGTTTCATGATTTATGGTGGAAGTATTCATTGATAGGACCAAATAGAGATCAATTATCTTTTGATTTATCAAGACAACTAACAGGATTGTCATATAATGTTCTTGAGGATGGTTGGTTAGGTGGAAATGATAGAACACCTGGTAGTGTTGGTGTTTTATTTGGTAGTAGAGGTAAACAATATAGAAGAAAGATACATCCTCAAGCAGGTAGTTTTGCAGGACTTACTCTAGAAGAAATTCAGGACAAAGGTGACGAACTTATAGAATATTTACGAAAATTTACAAGATTACATCCCAAATTATACAAAAGGTTTGATCATACTGGATGGATACAGGCAAACGTATTAGATCCAGCCTTACCCTTGACAGAAGTGTGAAGTTTTGTTATAATAAATAAATCGGTGAGCATCTGCTCACATTTTATACTCCAAACCGAGACCATGGAGATATGTCTCTCATCCTACCTGTAGATTCGAGGGTACTACAGGAACCTAAGTTTCGCTGTCTCCCTAACAGCCCTACTTAAAGTTGGACTAATGACAACTCTTTCTAAGAGAGAGCAAGGTTTGCTGTCAGGATGGCCTGAGTTTTGTGAGTGGGTAACATCAACTAACAACAGAATATATGTTGGTTGGTTCGGGGTTCTAATGATCCCATGTTTACTTGCTGCAACTACTTGTTTCATCGTTGCATTCATTGCTGCTCCTCCTGTCGATATCGACGGAATTCGTGAACCTGTTGCAGGTTCATTCATGTATGGTAACAACATCATCTCTGGTGCTGTAGTTCCATCTTCTAACGCTATTGGACTTCACTTCTATCCCATCTGGGAAGCCGCTTCACTAGATGAGTGGTTGTATAACGGTGGTCCTTATCAGTTAGTAATCTTCCACTTCCTTATTGGAATCTCTGCTTACATGGGCAGACAGTGGGAACTATCATACCGTTTAGGTATGAGACCTTGGATCTGTGTTGCATATTCTGCACCAGTATCTGCTGC